AAATGCTGATTATTAAGCGAAGATATAGATTTAATTAGTGTATTAAACATTGAAAAGAACACCCCCATCAAAATCTCGAACTAAAAAGAGCTTAAGGAGAGCGGGTGTGAGGTCTTAACCGTTCAACTTTTTTAATTTTCTCACGTGAAAGGGGGTATAGTATGAAAAAGACACAAGAAGATGAAGAAATAAATCAAATAAGGCAAGATTTACTAGAACAATTATTAGAACAAGGTAAATATGGGAAGCATTTTGAAAGTTTAGTTGAAGATTACATAAATTTAGAAAAACTAAAAAGAGACATACAAAAAGATATAGATAAAAACGGACTAAGAATTAAGGTGATGACAGGAAATGGATTCAAGTCGGAAAAACCAAACGAGAGTGTTCAAAATATTCTTAAAGTTAATGGACAACAGTTAAAAATTCTTCAAGATTTAGACTTGAAAACTCCATCGCAAACACCGAAAGTGGGTGATGGAGACGACTTATTGTAAAGAAATTGAAGAATACATAAAATTTGTTGAAGAAAATCCAGACGAGACAGATGATGAAATTAAATTATTGATCAAAAATATAGTAAAGCCGACATTGTCAAGAGACGATGTCTTTTTTGATGAAGATAAATACTATAAGTGCATTAGATATTGTGAAAAATGGTACTACAAATTATTTCCATATCAGAAATTTATCTATGCTTTTGTTTTTATGTATGAAGATAAAAATAGAGATGTAGTAATATTTCCAGACATCTTCATATTAATGGGCAGAGGTAATGGAAAAGATGGAATGATAATGCCATTAGCAAACTTTCTTCAAACTCATTATTATGGAGTTAAGAATTATCACATAGATATAGTTGCTACATCAGAAGAACAAGCCTTAAATTCATTCAATGTTGTTTATAATATGTTAGAAGACAATAAAGAAATAATGAGGAAATATTTTTATTGGAATAAAACAGAAGTTATAAATAAAATTACACATTCAATCTTAAGATACAATACAGCAAATGCAAAAACAAAAGATGGAAAGCAAACTGGTATGATTATTTTTAACGAATTACATGCTTACGAAGATTATAAACAATTAAATGTTTATTCCTCTGGACTAGGAAAGATAGTTCATTCAAGAACTGTAACTATTACAACAAACGGAACAGTAAGAGAAGGTCCACTAGACGAAAAAATATCTTTATCTATGCCTATTTTACATGGAGAAAATAATCTTTTAGGGTTATTACCTATTATCTATAAAATAAGTAATAAAAAATTTGTAGATATACCAATGGAAAAATACTTAGAAACAGGGAATAAAGAAGATATAGATATAACATTTTGGGTACAAGCAAATCCAAGTTTAAGATACAGACCTACATTGCTAAATGAAATAATTAGAGACTATACAAAAATGCAAAAACAAAAATCATATAGAGTAGAATTTTATGCGAAAAGAATGAATTTACCGCAACAAGACGAAGAACAAGCTGTAACAGACTGGAACAATATATTAAGAGCATCCTATAGTGATGTAGAAAAGGAAATTTCAAGACAGACAGGAGATATAGAAGGGAAAAAAGCAATAATTGGAATAGACTATGCTTCCTTAAATGACTTTGCAAGTGCAGGATTCCTATTTAAAATAAATGGAGAATATATTTGGAGACAAAGGACATGGATTTGTTCAAAAAGTAAATTTTTTGGAGATATTAAGTTTCCGTTTGATAATATGGGACAAGAAGGTTTCGAAGATTTTATTGTAGTAAATACAGAGACAATAGATGCAGAAGAAATAGTAGTTTGGTTAATGAGTGAAATGTTAAAATACAACATTCAAAAATGGGTGATGGATACATACAGATTTCTATTACTAAAAAGTATATTTGAAAAGTATGGAATTTCCATTGAAACAAAAGAAAATCCATACGGACAAATAAGAATGATAAGGAGATTCGATAGTATTATGGCAATAGTAGCACCGAGAATAGAAGTAGGATTTGCAGAAGGAAAAATAAATATTGGAAATAGTGCAATTATGAGATGGGCAATTAACAATACAGCCATAAAGATTGGAAAAGATGGTAATAAAAAGTATGAAAAGATAGAAGCGAAATTAAGAAAAAATGACCCTTTTATGGCTTTTGTAGCTGCAATGAGTGCACAAGAGCTATTAGATGAAGAGGTCATTTATGTTTAGGAGGTGATAACGTGTTTTTCGACAAAAAGAATGATAAACGGTGAGTATATATTTGATATATTACTAGGAAATAAAAAGAAAACGGATTATATATACACATTAGCAGAAGCACATGCTATTGACTTAATAGCAAAAACAATTGCTAAGTGCGAAATACAAATTTTTGCTCAAAACAAAAAAACACAAAAAATCGAAGAAACTAAAGACGATACGTATTGGAGATTGAATTTACAACCAAACCATAACGAAAATGGAACTATGTTTTTGTATAAATTAGCAACGAAACTATTAACAAATCAATCATCACTAATTGTAATTAATAAAGATATTAATAATTCAAAGTTGTTATATGTAGCAGATGATTTCAAATGTAGCGATACTATACTATATGGAAAAATATTTTCAAATGTCATAATATCGGACAATGAAGGTAATTCGTTACAATTACATAAAAATTATAGTTTAGAAAATTCAATATATTATTCTTTAAAGAATAGTAACTTAACAACTGCTAAGGAAAACTTTAAAACTAATAGTGCTAAAATATTAAATACTATTTCTAAAAATTTCTTAAAAGCAAATACTCCAAAGTGGAGATTAAAATTTCCTCGGAAATCAACCAACAATGATAGATATAAAAACTAGGCAACCAGTTTCTTATGACGAATATAAAGAAAAAGTAACAGAAGGATTACTTAGTGAAGATGAAGCAATTGTGATGTTATCGGAGACTTTTGATTTAATAAATCTAAATAAAGACAGTAATAAAAATTTAAGTGATTATAAAGAAGAAATAAAGCAAATAGGAGATACTGTAGCAAGTAATTGGAATATACCATTAAACATTTTTTATGGAAATAAAACAGAAAAATCAACAGGAAATGAAGATTTTATAACATTTGCAGTAGATCCATATTTTGAATTGTTAGAAGATGGATTTAACATTAGTCTAGTAGGTAAAAAAGATTACTTAAAAGGTGAATATATAAAATTTAATAGAACAAATCTAAATCATAGGGATATTATTGATTCTGCAAATGGAATAGATAAACTGACAGCTGATGGATTCAGTAGAAATGAAATAAACAAGTTATTAAGATTGCCAAGAATTGATGAAGCTTGGGCAGATGAACATAATTTGACTAAGAACTATGCAAACGTAAAGGGAGGTGAAAAGGAAAATGGAGAATAATTTCTTAAACTTTAAAAAGAAAAGTGAAACAGAAACTGAACTATATATCTATGGAAATATTGAACAAAAAACATGGATAGATGACTGGCTAGGAATTGGAAAAGAAAAAACAGATGCATTTACATTAAAAGATGCATTAATGCAAGTAGATACTCCAAATTTAACAGTTCGCATAAATTCATATGGTGGAGATGTCTCAGAAGGACTTGCTATTTATAGTTTGCTATCTGAATTTAAAGGACACTTAAAAACAATTGTAGACGGATTTGCTTGTAGTGCAGCATCCGTTATTTTTATGGCAGGAAAAGAAAGAGTTGTTCCCGAAAATGGACTTTTAATGATACATAATGCATGGACAGAAGCGAGAGGAGACTCCAATAAAATGAAGAAAATAGCAGAGGATTTAGAAAAAATTACTCAACCATCTTTAAACATCTATACAGCTAAGACTAATTTATCAGAAGAAGAAATAAAAGAAAAAATGGATAGAGAGGAATGGATAACTTCTCAAGAAGCTTATGAATGGGGATTTTTTACTACTCAACAAAGAAAGAATGCAGTTATGCAAGCAGTAGAAGCTGATTTTGTTTATAATTTAGTAATGAAAAACAAAGAATTGCAAAATACAATTGAACAAAAAGCAAAAGAAACAGCTGAAGAAATTCTTAAAGAACAATGCAAAGGTTCTGCAATCAAAGAGCCAATGGGATTATTAAATCCAAATCAAAACAAGATTAAAGAAGACGCATGGACGTCTTTTTTTAATACAAAAAATTAAGAAAAAGGAAGGTAAAAAGATGAAAATTAACGAAACAAAAATGAAAAAAGCTCAAGAAGAGGCTGTAGAAATTCTTCAAAATTCAGAAAACAAGGCAGAAGCTATTGTAGAAGCAATGGAGAAAATCAATGAAGTTCAATATGAAGAATTGATTTC